GAGATAAGTGGGGCGGTATGTTTGATACCTCATCGATAGAAACTTACAAAAAGTGGTTGACAACTAAGCAAAGAATGTTGTATAATTTTAATACTGACCTTGATAATGTTCTTCTGAAAATGGAAATGGACAATATCAAATCAGCGATATACGAAGACACACATCCTTTGATATTCAAGATGTACATGGGTCGTGAAATTAGTTTAGAGACATTAGTTATGTTAGACAAACTACGACCTTTTGTTGAAAGATTTAATGATGATTTTGTGCTTGACGATGTTTGTCTTTTAGTATCGAAATACCGACCCTTTGTCAGATTTGACAAAGATAACATTAACTTCAAGCACACGGAACAGTTGGATTTAATTTACGGAAATGAGTAAGTCAAATAATTACAAACCGCAAGAAAAACGCATTAAGCGTGTCGAAAAGAAGCCTGGTAAGAACATTGCTAGGGAACTAAAACGTATCACTATTCAAGATGCATCGAAATTGGATGATATTTTTGAAAATAGTTATACAAAATAAATCGCAGTACATACATCGCAATATAACGCAATATTAGGAGAAACATATGTCGTTTAATACACTATCTGATCTACGCAAAGCTCGTGGTAACTTCGATTCACTTATGAAAGAAGTTGAAAAACTCGATACACCTCAACAAGGTAAAAGAGGTGATGACCGAGAATGGAAGCCTACCGTAGACCAAGCAGGTAATGGCTATGCCGTTATTCGCTTCCTCCCCGCCCCACAAGGCGAAGATATGCCCTGGGCACAACTTTGGAATCACGGATTTCAAGGACCAACTGGTAAGTGGTATATCGAAAACTCACTAACTACACTCAAGCAAACTGATCCTGTATCTGAGTTAAACTCAGAACTTTGGAACAGCGGTGTAGAATCAAACAAAGATGTTGCTCGTAAGCAGAAGCGCCGCCTTTCTTACTACGCTAACATTCTTGTTGTTGAAGATTCAGGCAATCCTTCTAACAACGGACAAGTATTCTTATACAAGTTCGGTAAGAAGATTTTTGATAAGATTAAAGACGCTATGCAGCCTGAGTTCCAAGATGAAGATCCGATGAATCCTTTTGATTTCTGGGACGGTGCTAACTTCAAATTGAAGATCCGTCAAGTAGAAGGGTATCGCAACTATGATAAGTCAGAGTTCTCAGCAGCTACTGCTATCTCTGATGACGATGCAGCTATTGAAGCTATTTGGGGCAAGCAACATTCACTCGCTGAAATCATTGCTCCTACTAACTTCAAGTCATACGATGAGTTGAAGAAGAAGCTAGACTTCGTTCTAGGCAATGGCGCTCGTGTATCTACAGCAGAAAGTATTTCATCTGTAACAGGTGATTCTTCTGATGATAGTTTCTTGAAAGATGTCACCGCAGCAGTAGAAAGTCGTGCTGCCGCTACTCCAACAGCATCTGACACAGAAGATACTATGTCATACTTTGCTAAGCTTGCAATGGATGACTAATTACTAGTCAAACAGGAAAAGAGAAAGGGGCTTAACGCCCCTTTTTTAATGCACTCTTTTCATAAATTCCATCATGTTGAATTCAGTATTTTTTATAGTACTAGGATTTACTAATATTGGAGGGGCGGTATTGCCTCCGCCACTTGTATTATTTGTTATATTCTGGATATTATTAACTACAGTTTCTTTTGGCGAGTTTGCTGCGGAAGTCATATTATCAATTGCCGCACCAGTCGGCGTAACATTCGGATCCATTTTGTATACGCCCGACATACTACCAACATCTCGTAAGCTGCTTGGTTCGGATGATTGAAGATTCGCTTCTATATTAGGTTGTATTGAATTGGCTTGTGCGTTCGCTGCAATCTCATCTGAACTAGATCCAAATAATCCCATAGAAGCCATGTTTAATGCACCACTGCCTGCATTTTTTATCTTGCCAAATAAGTCAGCATCCGGATCTGCATCAAATCCTTTAACTCCTCCGTATGCAGCGGCTCCTGCGCCTAAAATAGCTCCTGCAGGTCCTAGAAATCTAGCAACTCTAAGTGCTGCACTGCCAGCTCTACTTGCAGCTCTGCTAACTGGTGAGAGTATACTTGTTTTCGGTGCCTTAGTAGGTCTGACAGGTTTAGTTGTCTTGGTGGGAGATGTATTTGTTATTGCAGGGGTTTTAGATTTAAGACCTAATGTTTCCGCCAGTGAAGTTCCTAATCCTGAAATTTTTGACCCTATAGTAGTAGCTATAGAAGTAACTCCCCCTAATACAGTGGCTCCTATACTAGCACCTAGACTGACTAATCCAGTCCCTAGAGTTGCAATTCCTGCTGTAACAGCACCAGCAACGAGACTCAGACCCCCCATAATCATACCAGTCCCAGACTCACTAGATTCATTATCCTCTTTTAATTCTTCTAATATATCCTCTAGTAGCTCAACTTGTCTTGCTGCAGGAGATTCTCTATCTGTTCCTGAAGTAAAAGTGCTTCCCCCTTCTGCATTTGTGTCTTTACTTTTACTAGAAGACTTTTCATCTATATTCTCTAAAGTCTTTTTATCAGTTTCTGCGGTACTAACTTCTACTATTGAATCACTAACGGCTTCGAGTCCTTCTGCTGCCACTTGCTGCCCGACTTTAACTTCTGCTTCTTGTATTTTAGACTTGGCACTCGGCTCTAACCCAAACATTTTTTCTTTTGTAAAAGCTTGTTTTATAGAGTCTTTGAAACCAAGTCCTTTATCGGTTTTCATATGTCTTCGGAAAATAGATCCAGTAACACTTTCACTCTTAGCTAGTGTTTGTTGAGCTTTGTCTGCTCCTATAGTTTTAACTAAGTCATCACCGGCATCGCCGGCAGATTCTCGTATTTTTTCTACTTGCAGTATTAATTCTTTTATTGCAGCTACACTTGCCTCACCAGTTTTTTTCTGAGAAGCATTCATCATAGAGAATAACTTTTTGATGTTTTCTTTTACTTCTTCTCCCTGTGAATTAATTATTTGCTGAACTTTTTCGGTATTGTTTGCTAAGTTTTTGGCCATGTCAGCACCAGCGATAGAAACTTTGTTACTATTGCTGTTTGTTTTAGATAATGCCGGAGACGAAGCCTTTCGTATGTTATTTACTAAAGTTTCAGAGCCTGACCTTGAAAACGTATTATTGTTTTCTGTGTCCCTGACGTTACTTCCACTAAATTCGGGATCTGATATGCTTCTTCCAGTTACTTTTAATACCATGTTTTTTTACTCTGTTTTTTGTTTTTCTGCTTTCTTTTTTAAATGAGTTATTAACATACCTACATAAACCTCTCTTTCCCAAGGCATCATATTTTCTAACTCAGTTAAACTATAATGATGTTCTTGCATTAATAAGAAATTCGTCTCATAATAGTTTTCGAGAGAATCTTGAGAAAGAGTTAGCCGAAAAAATGTTCGTAGCCATTCACCAATATTTTGTTTTCTGAACCACATTTTACGCACTTGTATTCAATTATATGTTGTAGTGATGGTATATTAGAGAAAAATTCTGCCGCTTCATTCAATAAAGTTACTGGCATATTGTCAACAAACTCTATTAGTTCGTCTGCATTCTCTTCTTCAGGTTTAATAATTTCTTCGCCATTATATATGTAATCAATACAGTTTATTAAAATTTCTGTGTCACTTAGAGTACCTTCTGCTAATTGAACTTCTGCTGAAGGGTATTTAATTACTATACCGACCTCATCGCCAATTTCTAGTTTTTTCTCAGTAGTATTGATATCACCTACTAATTCAAAATCTTTTAAATCCATATCATAGCTTATAACATCTTCACACTGCCCACAACTAAGTGAAAAATTCTGTGTATTTCCTATAGACTTTTCTCTTAGCTTAATAAAAATCCATTGAATTTGATACATAGCCAAATTTTTGCTAACAATTTCACCGAAAGAACAGTTTTCAATTATTTGACAACACGCCGAATACATATCTTTTGTGTCTTCTGACGCAACTGCTAATGTCAATATTTTATTTTCTTTCACTAAGAAAGCTCTAAATCTGAATACTCCTTTCATTCCTGGGATTTCTAACTCAAATGTAGGTGTATCTATTACGGGTAAAGCCATTATATTCTCCAATCAATTATAATTATCTAGTAGGTGGTACAAATCTTCTTATTCCGCTCTGTTGAATTCCTGCTGCTTCATCTTGCGCTAGTCTAGCGATTTCTGCTGCTGTGTCTTCTTGTGATCTATTTCTTTTATACCAACGTTTAGCAGAGAAAGAAACCGACATTCTAATCATGCCGCTGTTGCCCCAAGAAACAGGAGTTAAGTTAATTAGTTTTGGGGTTGCATCAACGAGTTTCCATTCTGCTAAGACGCCATCATCTACTGCAAGAGATTTTATATCTATAGTAGAAACGTAATCTTCATAATAACCTACTTCTTTACTATTAGGATCACCTGCTAACGATATCCATTCTTCAAATGCTTCTCTTACTCGCCACTTCTCGTCTATTATAAATGTGAAGGACATTTCTGTTGTTAAAAATTCGACATTTTGCGTTCTATATTCTGTCCATGCACCGATTTTTACGGGCAAATTAGTAGCAGCGAATCCTGGTATCTGTGCTTCTTCACAATAAAGAGATAGTTGCCTAGCATTTACCCGGTTAACCAGCGCAGGCGGTAGATTGAAAATCACCTCAAAGCGGTCAGACCTTGGGGTGTATTGACTTCTAATTTCTGATAAGAAGTTGTCTAGTTTGGTGAACGATTTAGCCATTGATTATGTCTCTGCTGTCTTTGTACACTTTCTGTACTGATGCACCTTGGAAGTTTTGTGTTGGTAAAAATATAGATGCTTTCCAATGTTCAGGATCTACTTTTAGAAATCTACTATTTACTTGACTATACAAGTATTTCTTCACTGTAGGTTGTACGCCAGGAAACTTACTGAACGACTTTAACATACTCCATTTAACTTCTATCTTACTCTTATCTGTTAGTTCTTTGTCTGTATAATTTAACAACTCGCCCAACAACTTGGCTCTAAGCATTGGTGGTATATAATGCAAGTTCAATCCAACGAATCCACCTGCCATATCATCAAATGGTAAGCATAAGGGGAACTGATCCCAATAAGGAAGAGAGTCTTTATTCTTAGGATCATACATGTACATGTACATATTACCCGGCTCTAGCTGTGAGGTAAACTCTCCTATATCTGTTCTAGATGCGTCACCAAAACTTCTTATGTTACCCGCAACTTTACGGACAGCATCTTGATACCATCTAAAACTACGATCATTGCCGCCGGTGCTTGTTTGTATATCTGTAAAAGGATTAGCCATGTTACTATTTATAACTATATTCCGAGTTCTTTCTCAGTAATAATCATAAACTCCCAATTTCTATCAAGACAAAATTCTTTTGCTGCTTCCCATTTTGACAGATTTACACCCCATTGTTTAACTTCATTCAGAAATCTTTTTGTTTTTCTTTTAGGTATTTTCGGTTCTTGTGTGAATCTAAAAGGCTTCACTTCTACCAAGCAATATCGTATTTTATCTTTGCTACTTACTTTCACATAAAAGTCAACAAAATATCTATGTACTCTGTTGTCTAGTGGTGAAATATACGGTATTACTATTTCTTCAGACCCCCACTCTATTACAGAGTCACTGATGTCGCACCAATTCATAAACTTCAATTCGTAGCTGGAACGATATATTATACCGGTCACGTTTCCTTTGTATTTTTTTGGATTTCTTGGGATGAATTTTCCCGAGTAAACCTGTTTAGAATAAGTCATGTGTTGAATGTATTTGTATTATAAATAAAAGGTAAAAAAGTAAACTTAAACTATTTATCTAATAGGAATAGCAATGGCTACGATAGTTACAAGAACCGAAAAAGCATCAACGTTGACTACCTCTGAGATGGATGGTAATTTTAACAATCTAAATTCCGATAAATTAGAAGCTCAGAATGGCACTGCTACTGGTACTTTAAACGCAGAAGATATTAGTGCAAATAATCTAGTTAATACTATAATCCGAGGTAAAGTTCAAAATCTTGGAGATGTGTCAGGTGTTGTTAATATAGATACTGCTCTAGGTGACACCGTAATATGTAAAATAGCCGGAAATACTACATTTACAGCTTCAGGTCTAACAGCAGGATCTGTCAACACCCTATACCTAGTAGTAGAAGCCACTGGCGCAGGATCTATAACTTGGCCCGGAACAACTACGTTCAATTCAGGCGCTGCAATACAGACAGATGCAACTGGTAAAACCATGATCATCCTAGATACTGTAGACGACGGCGTAACGTTTATGGGTGTTCAAGCTTGGCGAGACTTCGCATAAGGACATAATATAATGAGTTGGACTAGAAAATTATTTGTTCAGGGTGGGTCTAGAAATACTGAGGCGGACACCAGTTTTCCTACTATCTATACTACGAATTGGAATACAAACACTACTTCTAATACTGACGTTGCTACAACTAGGCTAACATCTACTGTCTGGTCCTTTGGTGGCGGGGGAGGAGCCGGAAGTAGAAACACTACAACTACATTTAACACAAATAGAACTACTACCGGGACAGTATCTAGAAATACTACTACTAACTGGAACACTGATGGTACCTGGAGTACAAGTTGGTTAGCATCTAGGAACACATCTACTGCTGTTTCGTATAATACACACTATAGTACTACCTGGGTAGCGTCTTCACAAAGTCGGAATACAACTTTTAGTACTAATACTACTCGGCTTACTAATATAGGAAATACATCTAGAACCACTCCAACTATCTGGAGCACAAGTAGGAATACACAGACTAATTGGAATACTAATGTTCCACAATACAGCCAAAGCTGTAATAACACAACTATTACAACAAATTATACGGTTCCTTACAATGAGTGTCGTAATACTAATACTACTGTAAGCGGTGCTGTTGCGGGCTATAGTTATGGGTGTGAGCATTATAATACTGCAGGAACATACTTGTATTCAGACGGACTACCTGCTAACTGTACTTGTCCAACCTTTACTGGACCTCACACTGAGTACGAGTCTTATGCTGTGATGGGGTTTATACAACCATCAGGTGGCGTATGTGCAGAAGACGATAGAGGTCTTGGATCTTGCGTATTATACAACC